ATCCACGGCGTGGATGGATCAGGCTCGCCCGGCACGGTCTTAGTCAGAGTGATCACGCCCTGTTTGAACTCGGCCAGAATTTCCGAAGCGATACCGGCCATCTCTCCGTAGAAATCGGACATCAGAACCTCGCCAGCGTCGTGACGCTCGTTCCCCCCGGCTTGGCCAGCAGCAGATCGACAAGAATGCCGTCCACCATTCCGAACACGGGCTGCATGTCCCTCGCCGGGTTGGAGCCTACGGCATAGGTGACCGAGACTGCGCCAGAGACCGCGACCGACTTCTTGACCGAGCCTGGCGTCACGTCGGGCAACACCGAATTGGGCCGCACCAGTTCGCGCAGAGCCAGTTCATAGACGGCCCTCACGATCGGAGCCGGCACGATATCGTCGGCCAACTCAGTCCCGCGCCACACGACGTCCTCACGCGGCCAGAGAAGGTACTGGTCGGCCGAAGCGATCACGCCGGGATATCGAGCGCCATAGAGTGCATCGAGGGCCTGAGAGCCCCGAATAAGCGCGGAGGTTCGCTGATCGTCGGTGACGGTTTCAGCAGTCCAGGCCGCGTTGCCACGCGCCTCGTGATATTCGAGTGCGTCGAGCAGTTCACCGTAGTGGTCAGACATTTTCATCCTCACGCGAACCGAAAGCCTATGGGCGATGCTCCACAAAGGAGCCACTTAATCGTCTCGTGATCGTCCCATTCTTTGGTCACGGTCCTTCGAATGAGGGTCGGACCATGAAAAGAACGTTGGCATTACCGTTCGCTTTGAGCCTCATAGCGCTCGCGGCCTCTGGCTATGCGCAAGAGGACGAACTGGAGGTCGTCGAAACGAGATCGCAGATGGAGATCGTGCTCATCGACGCAGATTTCGTGCGCCCTGAGGACCCGTCGACCTCAATATTCGGAGGCACGACGCAATTTCTCGACAGCGAGCCGATATTGATTGAGCTTGTGCTGAATGAACCAATCAGCTCAGAGCAGTTGACTGCCATGAAGGAGGCAGACCCAGACGGCGCAACGCACTTCCTTTGCGACCAAGCGACCCTGTATCTTGCGAACGACACTCACGTTGGCCTTGGCGAGGGCTGCTCGCCGACTAACGGCTCGGAAGACGATGCACAATGATGGTCCGCTTGGCTGTGATTAGTCCGCGCCACATTCTTCAACGAAGAACCAGCCATCGATCAATCCGCCCAATCGCTTGAGATTGCGCCGCATCGACGGCACATCGACCCGTCTGGGGTCAGCCAGAAGAGAGTTTCGCTACAGTTGCAGCGCCAAAAAGCAACCGGCGGCACAACCGCGTGTTTGGCGGCGCCCCAATGACGGTGACAGTTGGGGCATTCGAGATGATCTTCGTTCCCTACGGGCGCAACCCCCTGCCATTCATGGCCGCAGGCACCACAAAGACACTCCCCCGACCAATGAGGCTCACGCGGTCCCTCGTCCTTCGCGCGATCAGCTAAGGACACGATCTCAGCCACGAGCGGATCGACAGTCACTGACGAAGAACCAATGATCCTTGATCCGACATATCGCCTTGCCTTGGGGGTCGACGGACACGGCATCAACGATGCCAGAAAAGCCCGAACGGGCGTGCATAAGGTTCATGCCGATCATGGCGACCTCCAATGATTGAGGGGGCCGGAGGCGCGCGCGTCTCCGGCTATATCGGTCGCCGCTTATTCAGCGGCGTCTTCGAGAGCCTGGATACGGGTGGCGAGCGATTGAAGCGCGTCCTGAACCGTTCCAGCGGCGAGGCCATCGGTGCCGGCAGCCACGGTCTGCCCTTCGGCATCCGAAACCTTGGCGATGGCCTCATTGACCTTGCGTGGCGTCACCGCGCCTTTGATCCGGCTCATTTCGCGGCCCGACGCTTCAGTTCAGCCTCGATCGCGGCATTGGCCTGCTCACCATTGGAGACGGGATCGTCGGTGAGCTTGGAGGCCAGCGAGCGCCGCTCCTGCCATGTCATGCCCTGCCAGTCGGCCGGGATGGACACGGCGGCACGCGTCTCATCGGTCTCAGCGATCCGGCTTGTCGCAGCCGTACCGACCGGCTGATCGCCGACGATCTTCTGAGCGCCTTCGGTCACGGCCACGCCGGCCTGATCGATGGTCTGCGCCGGCTCGCCAGTCGAGACATCGGTGTTGCTGGCCTTGATGCCGATACCACCAACTGCGGCGACATCGGCATTGGCGGCAAAGTTGCCCTCGCTATCGGCGAGATGTTGGGTGGTGCCCTCGGGGTCGGGATGGACTTCAGGCAGACCAGCAAGACGACGGGACGCGTTCTGGGCTTCACGTTCGGCTTTATCGGCCATCTTGGCATAGGCCGGGTTGGTGGCCGCCTTGGAGCGGAGGATTTGGGCGCGCGACTCCGCCGCCCGGGCAACGGCCTCAGCCATTGCCGGATCGTTCTTGTTCGACATCGGAATGTCCTCGCGAATGGGGGAAGGAAAGAGCGGGTGGGGCCGTGGCCCCTGCCCTTAGCCGTTGGTCGTCACGGCCACCATGCGGATCAGCTTGGGATCGTACACGCGGGTCCAGTTGTCGCCGTCGGCCAGTTCGGTGTCGGTGACACCAGAAGCCGAAGCCGGCGTGCCGGTGAAGGCAACGCCACGCGGATGCATGACCCAATGCCGGCGATACCAGACCGTCTCGATGCCCTCACCGTTACCGGCCGAGGCTACGCTGTCGATCTCGACGGGCTTCTTGGGCCCGCCTTCACCGGTCGCCTCGGCATAACCAAGGGCGCCGTTGCCGAACAGGTACGAGGTGTACTTGTAGCCGGAGGTGTCGCCCGCCTCGCGGGGACACTGGTCGGACACGAACACGTCCTTGCCGTCCCAGCGCGTGAAGTCGAGCCCGGTCACGGGGTCTTTGCCATATTCGATGGCGCGGGCCGCATGCAAGTTCCAGAACACGCGGGAGTGCATCAGCACCGCCGAGAGCGACTGACCATATTCGCCGAGCAGCGCGTAGGCGTTGGCGGCGACTTCGGCGTCGAAATAAACGGGCGTCACCGCGCCGTCTTCGGATGCGACGTCGAGCACGTTGCCCGCCATGCCGGCGGATTCGAACACGCCACGCATCTGCTCGCCCATGATCCGCTGTTCTTCGCGCACCCAATACTCAGCGATGAGCTGGGCAACGGCATCGAGCGGGTCTTCCGCGAGCATCGAGGCAACGAGGTTGGCGGACTGCCAGCCATTGTTGCGCCGAATCTTGCGCGCCATGTCCTGACCCTGGGTCAGCTTGTTGGGCGTGGCGTTCTGGGCCGGGTCGTCGGTCGAGACATTCGAGTTGCCCGTCAGATCGTTCCAGAACGGCATCTGGACGAGATCGCCGGGACCATTAGCGAAGCGCTGCAGCTCCGCGTCGGTGGAAACGATCGGCGAATTGCGGATGCGGGAAAGCTGGGCAATGCGCTGGATCGTGGTGGGAAGAAAGAGCGGGCCATAGATGACGTCGCTCAGGCGAGTGGTAGCCATGAGAGATATCCTTTGATGAAGGGATGATTGGAGAGTTGGTCAGCCATCCCGTCGGGCCCGGCTGCTTTGGCGTGGCGTCATCGACGCCGGAGATGACGGCAGGCCTTAGCCTACCAGTAGGGTTTCACGCCGGCGGCCTGCGCCATCTGGCGGGCCTTGGCGTCATTGGCAGCAATGAGTTCCTGCTGCTTGGTGAGGTTCGGGTTCTTCGGATCGAAGGGGTTGTCGGTAAACTTCTGTCCGTTGCCGCCGGTGGCATCGCCGCCGGTGGGCTTCTTGACGTAGATCTTGCCTTCGTCGCCGCCGGCCCAATCCTTGACGTAATTGGAGAGCGGCATCGGGCCCATATCGGTTTCGACCTGGGCTTTGAACTCGCCGTCCTCCTCGACCAGCTTCACAGCGCCCTTGGACTTCAGCAGTGCCATAGCCCCGGGCTTGAAGGCGGGATCAACCCCGGCCTCATCGAGGGCCTTGGAGAGGCCATCGTCGATCGTGGCCTTGGTCACTGCACTTTCGAGGGTGCCGATCCGCTCGTCCTTCTTGGCGAGCTCGGCTTGATGTTTGCGTTCAAGCTGCTGGCGGACCTGGGCGACCTGCTCGTCGGTCTTGGGCGGTGTCTTGCCTTCGGCCTGCTGGACCAGAGCCTCGTAGGCGTCGGCATCAAAATCATCGGGCAGACCTTCGAGGCGGGTCTTTGCGGCCTGCAAGTCCGTCGTGAGCGTGCGGTTGGTCTGCTTCTGACGCTCATGGGCCGTCTTGAGGTTCACGACTGTCGGATGGGCGTCGATGCCCTCCAGATCGAGGACGAACTTGCCGTCGACCTCCTTATATTCCGCGTGAAGCGCCTCCGGAACGTCGTCCAGAGTATCGAGAATGGTCTTGAGGGCCATCGGCCGTCTCCTGTGTTGGAAGCCCGAATCTCGGGCATGAAAAAGCCCGGCACTGTGGCCGGGCTACGCAAACGCGCTGGATACTGGTCTAGGCAACGCCGCCGCCTTCTTCCTCCTCGAAAGTCACCGCAACATCTGCATCCGCCGAAAGGCGCACCTTGTCACCTTCAATGCCGGCGACGAGCCCCATCGAAATGTAGTGGTGATGCCCCTTGTGGGAGCCCTCTCCGCTGTCTTCCTTGGTCAACTTGATCCGGTCGCCTTCAACCCGATCGACCTTGCCGACGTGAACCCCATCAGCACCGATGACTTCGGCGTGTTCCTTGATATCTTCCGCTTTGACCATTGTCCTTCTCCTTGGTTGGGACAACGGTAAACGCCCGCGTAGTCAATTGGCTGCGATTGCGCGGCTCGCAGACATGAAAAAGCCGCCCTGAGGCGGCGGAATATGTGGGATTAATCTTTGATTCCGGAGACCGACGATTCCAAGCGATACCTATCCCCTGATTGCCATCGCCGTGGCGGCTCTTGTCCTTTGGTTGGTGTTCTCGGTGTTCCGAAAGCTATTCGGCCTCGCCCTGCTTGCGGCTATCGTTCTTTGTGCATGGCTACTCTGGAGCAATCCGGAAATGCTCCAGTCCTTAACCAACGTCCTGAAGACGAAATTCGGTTAAGCGTCTGGGAGCAGCCCTGCCTCATCCGTGGCCAGGCCTCGGTCAACGTCCTCTTTGTCGATCTGCCCAAGTTCACCCTCGTGATCCCGCTCGGCCGATGCAATCTCGCCCCGTTGCAAATTCTCATAGAGCGTCTGGTACGAGATTGCGCCTGACTGCCACACCCGCACCAGCGCCTCGGCTTCGGCCGGGCTGAGAGTGGCATCGACAAACGATAGGTTCGGCTTGACCGTGACCTTTTCCGGGTCCTGCCCGATCATCACCGCGATGTGCCGCAGCGCCTTCTCCAGCCCCTGGGCACTGGATTGGGCAATGCTGGTCAGCGTGGCAGTCTCGGCCGCGAACCGGATGCGCAAAGCATCACCGCTCTCCGCCGTCCGGCTCTCGGCGCTGTTGAAAAGCCTCGCGCCCGCCTGGGCCGCGTTCTGCCTCTCGTCCTGCATGGCGACGCGATGGGCCTCAATACCTGTTCCGGCGGGACCGACATACTTCACATCGGGCCGGGCTGCCTCGTCACCGCTGCCCTGCTTGATCGCAATAACGGCCCCTGCCCCGACGGCCTCGGGCGCGTCGCCGTTGATGACAACAAGCGTTTCCTGGCCCGTCATGAACAACTGCCAGCGATAATCCGCCGAGAGCTGATAAAGCGCGATCGATGACCGCGCCACGCCGGTCAGCGGCGGAACTTCGGGAGCCAGAGACAGATCTTGTGCGCCGATCACCACGAATGGAATCTCGGACAGCTTGGCATTGCCGCGCCCCGAGGGCGTCAGAGCCTCGCCAGCGGCTCTTTCCGTCCCGGTGTAGGTCTGGACCGTGTAGTGCCCTTCCCGCATCTCCAGCACGCGGAAACGCTGCTCCTGTTCCCACCGGAAGCCCTCGCGTTTCAAGCCGCTTTCATCGAGGACGAACAGAGAGCGGTCATCGGCCCAATTGATCAGCGCCTCGGCGGTGTACCCTGCGAGCCAAGGCAGATCGCTGCCCTCGGTCGCGGCATCTGCCAGAAGCGAGTAGCGGCCCTGGGTCAGCAACTCGGCGGTGATCCGACGATGCAGAGCCTCGAGCGGCAGGCCATCCTTGGTCGCCTTCTCCCACAACGGCTCCATCGCCTTGGGCATTTCGATCTGAGCCTCGGTGCGATGGATCACGCCCACCATGCCCCGGATCGTGGGCTCGGCGATCTCGGGGAACTGAGCCCGCTTCTGATACGCCTCATACAGCGCCCGGCCGCCGTCCTTCTGTGCGGAGAAGCCGGAAGGCTGGGGCAAATACTTGGTTCCTGCCTCCTTGACCACCGTTTCCCCGGCCGTCGTGTCGCGCATAAGCTCCCACTTATCCGCCATCGCGGTCCAGAGAGGGTGCTTGGTATCAACGGCGTCGGTCATGGTCGAGACGGCCCCAATTCAGCATAAAATCGCCTCTTCGAGGCCGGGTCCCTGCCCAACTTCACTGGTAACAGCTCCGTGATCCGCATGGATCGCAACTGGAAACAAAGTGGGACAGCTATGAAGAAATATCTGATGCTTCCGGTCATGCTTGTGATGACCGTTTCGATCGCTGCTTGCAGCAATACCGGTACCGACAATCCGCAAGCAGACTTCGCGGCACCGCCCCCGCCACCTCCCAGCGTGGACCCGATGGCCGCCCCAGCCGGAGATCCGATGGCACCGGCACCGGTAATGTAAAATTCAGCCCCGCCAATCGGTGGGGCTTTTTTTGGGCGGCCGCAGCGGATTGACTCCCCGGCCCGCTATGTCATCCTCCCATTGTCTTTGGGGGGACATCATCATGAAATTGCTATTGGCTACGGCCATGTTTGCCTTGCTGTGCACCGGCTCCGCTCTGGCCCAGCGTGATATGGACTGCTCGGACTTCCGCACATGGCGAGAAGCCCAAGAATTCTACGAGCGCAGCGGACCAGGCGATCCGCACAGGCTCGATGCTGACAACGACGGCATTGCTTGTGAAGCGCTGCGGTAGTCAGTAGAGCCCGCGTACCGTCGTTGTGGTCGTTTCAGCTTGCCGATTGCCGACCAGCCGACCGAAGGCACCGGAACTGGCATCAACCTGATCCTTGAATGCGCCGCCCGGGAATAGGCACAGCTCGTCCAGATACGCCTCATTCCATCCGCCCTGAACGAGATAGACATTTCCGGCCTCGCACTGGACCGAAAACGGCTCGGCCCTGGTCACCTTGTCGCCCGTCTCCGGGTCCGCACGAACAACCCAGCCGGCCAGCATCGCCACCATATCGGCCTTTTGCACCTTGCCGGCCTGTCCTGGGTCCTGCGGCAGGCTGATGGTCACATTGGCGCCATCAGCTTCGGCCGTGGCCTTGATGAGCCGGCGAACCGCATTGCCTTCGTCCTGGGTCGTGACAACGTGCCCGACGACATAGGAGCCATCAGGAGCCTTCCCGAGCTTCACGCCGGCCGTTCTGGCAGCCGTTACCTTCTTCGTGGCTGCAAGGTCCCAATGGCGTACCCAGCGCGTCCCCGGAGGCGCTTGCCGGATGATCTTGCCCTCGAACCATTGCCGCTTGAACAACCCGCCTTCGCGCGCCGTAGGGCGCTGCTGATATTGGCCTGCATAGCCGTAGGAGCCCTTGACCACCTTGAGCGCTTCCACGGCCTCCCGGCTGAAACGCTCCGGCAATAGAAGCTCGCCGTCCGTGGTTCGCGGATCGACAAAGCCTATTCGTGTCGGCTCTTGCGGATCGATCATCCGACCACTGGTCTTATACGGCTTCGGATCGTACTCCATCGGCAAGTTGAGATGCACATAAGGCAGCCCGAGCTTGAGGATGATCCCGGCGACGTCGTTCTCGTGCAGTCG